AATCCTGAAATTATCAACGTTGTTGACATTGCTCCTGGCACAAAGATTAGGATTCCAAGTGAGTAGCAAGGGCACCCAGGACCGCGTTGGTTCCAAGTTCTCGGTAAGTTATCCAGACTTCCCGACCTTTACAGCAATGCCTCATCATATGAGGCTGCACCAAGAAATTGGAAAGCAAGATGTTGTTGAGTTGTCCTACACAAACTTCAATCCATTCTATCAAAACGCATTAAAAACAGGTGTACCAGTAAAGATAGACTGGAGTAATGACAAGGCGTCTGGAATTTTTACAGGGTACGTTATGGATATTAGCCCAATAGTTCAACAGGCTCTCTACAATCCGACAATCGTTAGATGCATTGGGGCATCTTTAGCCTTAAAAGAAGGAGGACATAAGATTTGGGTTGGTAAGACAGCAGCCCAAATTGTTACTGACATAGCAAAGAAGTTTAAGTTAAAGCCTGTGGTAACTGAGGATAGCCTTATTTTTTCCCAACAATCGCTTACAGGAAACACTCATTGGGAAAAGATTCAAGAGTTAGCCCATCGTAAAGGTTATGTATCTCAAGTTTTTGGTACTGAACTTCACTTTCATCCATTAGACAAGATGATTGATGTAGCCATGACCGTTATCCCAGTATTCTCATTTTCAGAATCATTTACCAGCCCCTGGAGTAACGTCATGAGCCATACGTTAGACCAATTCAAACCAACAAGCGGAGACTACTTCTCTCATGCTAACAACCGACGAACTGAAAAGGTTGTAACAGTTATCGACCCTCTTACTGGAAAACTTACGACCCACTCTAACAAGGCTAATTCAATAGGCAAAAAATTAAGAACTAATACTAAAGACCCACTTTTTGCAGAGACGCTCCCAAAAGTCGTTACTGGAAATGCAAAGATGGCTCAAGCATTAGCCGATTCTCACGCTCAGTTATCTAGGTTCTCAATACACGCCGAGGGTAAAGGTCAAGGTGACCCACGAGTGGCTCCGTATCGAACAATTGAAATAAACGGCACTGGAGAAACTACTGATGGCTTTTGGGTTATTAAAAAAGTACACCACTTCATTACTGTAGACGGCCGTTATCAAATTGATTTTACTTGCATGACTGATGGCACTGGACGGAACAAAGCAAGCGCCTTTAGGCCTAGCCAAGCAGGTACTGTTCCAGTTAGAAACTTAAACTACGAGACCACCACAGGTACCACGGTAAAGAAAACATCCGTTAAACTTAACTCCGTAGCGCCTTTAATTTCACAAACCAATGCTGGGTGGAAAATAACTCCAAGAAGATGGGAAGGTAGATAATGGCTGAAGTTGCTATCTCATTGCCCTTCTCTATAGACCCATATGGAAAGGTCACCTCAACAACTGACCAACCAAAAATTTGGGCAGACCGTGTTCGTTCTGTAATAGGTACCGCTCTTCGAGAGAGGGTGATGCAGCCCTTGTTTGGAACCGAAGTTCCATTTACTGTTTTTGAGACAACGGAAGAAGCCGAGTCAACAATTGAGAACACAGTTCAACATGCTTTTGATGAACAACTTCCACTTCTAAGGTTGCAAGAAGTTACAACGACCTTTGATGAATACACAAATGCAGTAAATGTAAACGTTGTCTATGCTCTGCCAAATCAAGAAACTGTAGATACAACTCTTGCATTAATTTCTTTAGTAGGAAACACACCAATAAATGAGGAGACTCCGTGAGCGTCACACCTGTATCAAATATCCCAATCTCAGTCGATTACACCAGTAAGGATTATTACTCACTGAGAGAAGAACTTATTACCCGTATTCAAGACCGCATTCCTGAGTGGACTGCATCAGACCCAGCAGATTTTGGCGTTGCTCTTGTAGAGGCTTTTGCTTACTTAGGTGATTTGATTGCTTACTACGTAGATAGAAATGCTAATGAAGCGTACATGGCTACTGCTACACAACGTTCTAGCGTGCTTAATATTGCTCAAACTTATGGTTACATTCCATCAGGTTATCGCCAAGCCTTCACAGATTTTACTATTACAAATACATCGGCATCAGAAGTAACCCTTCCTGCTGGAACCATTTTCTCTGGAGATGTAGTAATTGGAGAGACTGTTCAAACCGTTTACTTCACTACATCGGCTGAAACAGTAGTTCAAGAACAAATTGATGACCTTGCTGGAACTTCCACAATTAGCGCTAACGAGGGACGCCCAGTAACCCTTGTTGCTACAGAGGTAAATACTTACGGTGAACTAATTGGTGTGTCTACAGGAAGTCCTGGAATGACATTTGAATTAGGAGAAACGCCTGTAGTAGATGGTTCAGTTGAAGTATACGTCCAAGATGGCGATGTCTACTCTAAGTGGGAATCAGTACAGCACATCATTGACTACAACGCTACAGACCAAGTATTCCAAGTAACTACCGATGAAGATAACGTTGTGTACGTTACATTTGGAGACGGTGTTTCAGGATTTATTCCAACACGTTTCTCAGAAATTAGAGCAAAGTATATTGTAGGGGGCGGAGAAATCGGAAACGTATCTGCCGCTACTATCACTAACCTCTACTATGTTCCAGGCCTCTCAGAGTCTGAGACAACTGCTTTGTCAAGTGACATCACAGTCACTAATGATATTGCTATTGGTGGTTCTGACCCAGAAACATTAGAGCAAATTAGAATCTCTGCTCCACTATCCCTGCGTGCAAACAACAGAGCGGTAACACTTCAAGATTATGCTGACTTAGCATTAAGTGTTGCTGGTATAGGCAAAGCAAGTGCGACAGCCGCAGTATGGACTTCTGTAACTTTGTATATTGCCCCAAGTCGTTCTGCAACAGATACAGACATTGCTCCAGGATTAGATGACCTTGGAGACCCAACCGTTGAATACGACACATTAAAAGAAAATGTTGAAGAGTATTTATCAACAAGAATTTTATTAGGAACAACTGTAACAGTTCAACCACCAACTTACGTTGATGCCGTAGTTTCTCTTTCCTATACAAAGTTACCGCAGTACACCACAGTAGAAATTGAGACTGCGATTAAATCCACTCTTCTTACTCAGTTTGGTTATTCTGGAATGAATTTCCAAGACACCATCTATCCACAAGATATTGAGTTTGCTATTCAACAGATTGCTGGTGTTCAAGTTGCACGTGTGACGGTACTCCATCGAGATGGTGGAAATGGATTGAACACACTAATTGGCACTCCTGCAGAAATATTTAGATTCCAAGAAAGTAATATAACCGTTGGTGAACTATGACAAGCATGGACCCAATCAAAAGGTTACATGGGATTTATAGAGCACGAGTTGTAGACACCCGTGACCCAAATAATTTAAGACGTATAAAGGTTCAATCGCAAACAACTGGTACAGAAACTACCGACTGGATTTGGCCTGTTAACTCTATGTTTAAACCTCCTGTTATTGGTCAGGGTGTTTGGATTTTCTACATTGGTGGAGACCCAGAGTATCCAGTGTGGATGGGAGCCTTTGGTAAAAACCAAGGCGCCAATAAACAGATATACATTAAACCACTTGAAAATTCTGTCCCTACAACAGGGCTAACCCCTTACTTAAAAACAACTACCCTTAACGATGGGACAGTAGAGGTAGATTTAACTGACACCATAATGCTTATGGCAAATAAACTTAAAGCGTATGAAACACGGATTGCTTCGTTAGAGTCTCAGTTGACTACAGTTAAGAATACATTAGGGACTAGAACAGCCCCAAGCCACACCCATGGAAGCAACGGGTAGTAGTTCAGGCAGTAAATCAAGGGCAAACCAGAGAAAATAGACCGACAGGTCCGAAAGGAATACAGTGACAGCAGCATATCCAACAACGGTGAAGTCCTTTACTACAAAGGTTGACTTCACTGATACTGTCCTTGCCGAACACGTAAACAGCCTTCAAGATGAGGTTAACTCTCTTCAATCTAACCTTGGTACTTTTATCCGCACTGGTTCTGGCTGGGTTGGCTCCTTTGACCAAGTAACTATAACTTGGAACACACTAAAAGACCGTCTTGCCAACATCGAATACGGCTTGAAGGATGCGTACGACGCAATGATTCCTTCTGGAGGAACTACTGGACAAGTACTTGTTAAAACTTCAAATAGTAATTACGCAACAGAATGGGCTACAGGAAATTTTCTTCCATCTCAATCTGGTAACAGTGGTAAGTACTTAACAACAGATGGTTCATCCGCTACCTGGGCTACGGTGGCTCAAGGTGGCGAAACAATCAGTTCTTTCCTACTCGCTGGCTGCTAGGATAAACCGTGGCAAAATACGGTAACTTTTTATACGGCAGTGCAAAATATGGCTCTGCACCAAAATTGGCTTACTCAGTTGAGCCAATGTCAATCATTATCGTTGACTTTACAAGAGCGCTCATTGAATGGGCAAGTCCTACAGGTCTCTTCTCTCAAATTCGCCTTGTTAGAAATCAAATTGGTTTTCCAGAAACATCTGAAGATGGAGTAATTATCTGGGAAGAATATGCCTCAGAAGGTGACGTCTCACGTTCTTCCTTTGTTGACGGAGAAGATAACCCTACCGATATCCCACTAGTTGCTGGCAGACCTGTTTACTACGGCATGTTCCTTTTTACAGACGAAAAAGTGTGGGTCAATGCTGGAAGAATTAGCGACACAGTTCCTTCTAGCCACGGAATGCAGCAACGGATTATGGACATAATTCCAAAAGTCTACACATCTAAAGAACAGAGTCCTCTTGGAGTTACTGATACAACTTCTGCTCTTTATAATTTTATGGATGGTTTTTCTTTTACTCTTGAACAGTTAATGACTTTGATTGACTTAGTAAGGCCAAACCACACTAAGGAAAGTTCTCCGTCTTCACTCATTATTATTCAAACAGATAACGTTGGATTAAACCAAGAACAGAGCATCCCGCTAAAAAATCAAAAACAATTAATTCGTGAAGCATTCTACCTTTATAGTCATAAAGGATTAGAGTCTGGAATTGCAACATACGCTGAGTCCTTGACTGGTTATGCTCCAGAGATAACGGTATCTTCTAATCTAATGCTCACAGTTCAAGACAGTACTTTCTATGACTCAATAGGGAACTGGACAGCGACCTCTGCAACCTTATCTTCTAGCAGTGAGCAGGTCCCTAACACAACAAGCGTCAATCAAATTGACACTACGTACACTTGCAAAGTTATAGCAAATGCTTCAGGAAGTATGTCTTTAGGTAATGTGGACCCAATCAAGAAGGGTGTACCTATTAAGCCAGAGACAGAGTATGTAATCTCATGCAAGTTAAAATCACCAACTAGTGCAGGAAATATAACTTTGTCAGCAATATTCTATGACAAAGACGGCACAGTAGTAGGGACAACACAGTCATCATCTGCAGTCTCAGCAAACAACACCTGGAAGAGTGCATCCAAAGTATTTACAACTCCAGAAGGTTCTTCTTACGCATCCCTTAATATTGCATACAGCGCTGCAGGAACCTACTACCTTGATGAAGTTTGTTTTCAAGAAGGTGACACTGTTAACTACGATGAGGCACGTGCAATTACGGTTCAACTTCTCCCAAGTAAAACTAACTGGATTAAGAACCCATCTTTTGAAGTAAACGCAACGGACAATTGGACACTTAGTGGCTCAGCAACTATTACACAAGATGTAGACGTCTCTGACATAGCGTACTCTGGGATTAAAAGCGCTAAGGTAACAGCAACAGGTCCATGGACTCTCAAATCTAATTTATTGCCAATTACTGTAGGGCGTTATTACACCGCATCAGGGTTACTTAAGACTAGCGATGATATACAAATTAAATTTATTGGTAGAAACTCTGGGGGAACGATTCTTTCAGATGACGACATTTACACAATACCTGAGTCAACTGAATGGTCACGTTTTACAGCAACAGACTTAACTGACTCTACGCTTACAGACATTGTTACCTACGAGATTGTATTTAGCGGTGGCGCCGGAACCTTCTACTTTGACTGCATTCAGTTCCAAGAGGGTAGTTTTGCTACAGAGTACTTTGACGGGTCAATGCCCAGTGAGTACGGGGTGATATGGGCAGGCACTGCAGACAACTCCTACAGTTATGAGTACCCAAACAAACTATTTAAAATACCTCGGTTAGCCTACACCTTGTCCGAGTGGACCCCTCCAAATGCTTTTTGGAGAATCAGTACCCTAAAAGAAGTTGAGTACGACAACCTGACCGTGTAGTATCCAGGTCATGACTGACCTACTCATATCGATAATAATAGTTGGAACCGCTATCGCGTATTTGATTGAATTAATCAATTTAATAACTTTTGATTTCTTTGGGATTAATACCCTAAATAAATTCTTAACCATCCCACTTAGTGGAGTAGGTCTGTGGCTTTTAGATGCGCCAAACAAATATTTAATTGTAGGAATTGCGTCGGCTGCATTTGTTGCTACTTGGATTAGCAGACAGTTGAACAAACCAGTAGTAACTAATATGCCACGTTTGCGTGGACTATGATGAAAAGAGTTGCGGTCATTAGTTTCGACGATAACGCAGATGTTACGGATGGTTTAGAAGAACTTCTAGACAAGTACGATGACATCCACGTGATGCTTGCTGTCGTTGGAAATAATTTGTTTGTAAAAAGTGCCCTAAAAGCAATGCTCTCTTACGATGTCTCATTCACTCTTTATGTTTCAGAAACGGAAGGCATAGAGCACATCCCTCATGAGAGCATAACTATTTGCTCTAACCCAGTAAAGGAAATCATGAGGCACATAGAGCCACACGACGTACTGGCGATGGTTTGGGATGACAGCCTTGAGGCTCACGCCGTACTGCACTCATTGGAGGATTTTGGGCTAGAGATGTGGGATATCACAGACGGATTGGACGTCATTGAAATCGACTATGATGACGAAGATACGACTGACGACCTGTACGACATCATGACTACGACTCTCAACCTATTTGCCGAGAGTCTGACAGCCTATGTAACGTCGGCTGTCCTAGACGTCTTGGCCGATACAATCAAGAATCGAATGGAAGAGGAGGACGATATGAAAGATATTTCGCCCTTTGACGACGACCTGTGAGAATTCCTTCTGAGGCCTATAGCGCCAACCTGACCGATTACCAGTTCCGATTGCTTGCCACCATATGCCATCTACAGGGCTCTGGAGGCCGTTTTAAGACCTCTACAGCAGAGTTGGGTAGACAGACTGGCAAGACATCTGACAGAACCGTCAGAACAGCACTCAAAGCCCTAGAGGATGCTGGGTTCATTCAGCGAACCGCCAGTAAGAGAGCCAACGGATTTAAGGGCATGGACTGGTACGAGGTGGTCAAAAATTACCGCACTGGTGCTGAAAATTACCGCACTGAGAATTACCGCACCTCACATGACTATAAGTCACGTAGCCAAATAGTAGATAAGCCATTAGTACCTAATAGTCAAGATAGTTATAAATTAAAAGATATTGAGGAAAAGGATTTCCTCAAAGAAATAAAGGTGCCTATGAGAAGGTGGGAAGATGATGGGGAAGACTTGGCAGGCTTTGGGCTTGTTGAACCGAAAGAAGCGTCACAGCCACGGATTAGAAAGTCAGACCCCAAGACCCGTGGAAAGCGACCAGAGCATGAGTGGACGCCCATGGACGTTGCTGCTGAATTTAGTTACCAAGTGGGCCGCGTATACCCGTTACTTCCAGGTACCGTCAACGTCAAGGCGCTATCGGGAGCCCTTGCAAAATTCAGAAACAAGTACAACACCACAGCCCTAATCGAGTTAGAGTTGCTTCGCCTGTTCATGGCAGATGAAAGGAACTTTGAGCAGATTGGTGATGAGGCTCCGTTCCTCTACAAAAAGTACCTCGCATCATTTGGCAAGAAGATGAACCAAGCACGAGAGAACCTTGGTTTGACAAAGGTCAATGCACCAATAGAGACTTCCGTCAAGATAGGCACCCTCACCGCCAGCGATGGTCGTGTGTTCCAGAACTCGCTCTCTGGTCGTGCACAATTAGAGCGTCATGAAAAACGATTAGGAGCAACTAAATGATTCTTGACACGGGAACAATGATTGGACTCATCATTGCACTTGCAGGTTCAATAACTGTTATGGGATTGTTCTGGAAACAAAACATTATGTTGCAACGTGAAACACAGGACTTATTAGAACTACTACGCAAGGAGAAGAATAATGGCTAAAAAAGTTAATGCACTATTCGAAGCAGAACTCATTAAGAATCAAGAAAAAGGTGGAGCCTGGCTTTGCGAGTTCTCTATTGTCCGTGACGATATTGAACAGCCAGTCACAGCAGGTCGTCAGGCGTTCTCTAACGCATCAGCAGGTAAGCGTTGGCTCAAGGCTATGGTCCTTGCTAACACCCCTAAGAAGAGCATCAAGATGGTTGCATCAGATGCCCGCGACATCAAGGACAAGCCAGTCCATTTTAATGGCGCAGTAGCATTCAAAATTATTCTTTAGTATTTTAATTGGGAGAACATGTACGACATCAATGAGTTGTCATCACTTAAGCGTCATTGGCTAACTCGCACGTCAAATATCCCACGTCGTTTCTTCGGTCTTGAACCGCAGGACATCATTGACCGCGCTGGATACTTTCCAGAAGAAGTGGCGACGTGGATTGAAGATGCAGTGCAAGGTCACGTCATCAAACAGATTGGCAACATCGGCGTTAATGGCGTCGGCTTGTTGTTTGATGGTGGTCCTGGCATCGGCAAAACAACTCATGCCGTTGTTGCTGCTATGGAGTTTCTTCGTAGATTGCCAGATGATGATGCTGAAGTGTGCAAGGTACTTGGAGCCAATCAAAAGGATTACGGACTTGCATTTAAGCCCATCTACTATATGACTTACCCTGAATTTTTGTCTCGTAAAAAATCAACTTTTGATGCAATGCCTGACGATAAGCGAGAGGCTACATACGAGTTAGATGGTTTTCATGGTCGTTCTAAGTTTGATTGGTTAAACGTTAGAGTCCTTGTGATTGATGATTTAGGTAAAGAGTATGGTTCTGAGTATAACGACTCATCGTTCGATGAGATTTTGCGCTTAAGGTATGACAAGGCTCTTCCAACAATAGTCACTACCAATGTACGACTTGAAAATTGGGAAGCGGTATACAAAGAAGCGATGGCATCGTTTGCCAACGAAGCCTTCGTAAGAGTCCCTATAATTGGAGAAGACTTGCGAGCCGCACAATGAAAGGCATGAGCATGGAGAGTTCTTGGAGAACAGTTCAACTGTTTATCTCTGCTCAGGCTGCTGGCGTTTTTGAGGTAGAAGTGGATACTGATACAAAGAACACCCGATGCAATTGCCCTGTGTGGCGTAAAACATCTGCGTGCAAGCACGCCAACTTTGTTAAAGATAAGATGCGTATGAACCGAGGGCACTACTCAATCCTCGTACCTAATGAAGTCTCTGAAGAGTTAGCCATGGACGCCAGCGATGATGCTGTTAAGTTTCGTGAATTCATAGTGAAGTACGCCAAGGTCGAAGTACTATGAAAAACGGAGACATCTCAAATGTCTCCTCTCCTCAAGTTATCTGCATCACAGATTTAGTTGTTGGGCTAATTCAAGAGGAGACTAAAAATTTCTTAACTAAGAAGGTAGCGTCTAAGGTTGGGGATATAGACTTACAGAGCGCCAACAAACTCTGGGTTATGTCTAACAAGTATGAGATATCTCTCGAACTGGCTGGCTTTGAGTCCGAGGGCTGGACAGAAGAACTTCTTGACAAGGCCTTTGAGAAATTAGAGCGCCGTGTAGTTAACCCATTTAACTATTGGCAACTCTACGAGGATTCGCAGGAGTTAGTTGCAGGCTTGCCGTACCGTCCAAACCTAAAGGCAGTGCTAGATATCCCAGGCCGAGTTGCACAGTATGGCTCGGCTGGTGTACAAATAGACAACATCTAATCCTTGAGGGAGGGTTCAAATGGGTAACATCGCAAACGTCTACTGCCCAATGTGTCGCAGTCACGATGTCAATCGACTTTGGGTTAACGGAAATACATATCTTCAATGTGCCATGTGTGGCGAACGGTTTAAGTAAGGGGGATAAGTGGCAGCGGACAACGAAGCACGGCTAGTTAGTAAGGTCATCCGTGACCGAGATATTGTCCCTGCGCTTTCTCGTGGTGTTACTGAGGGTTGGTTTCTTGATGATGACAACAAGCGTGTTTGGTCATTCATTCGCAAACACTACGGTGAGTACAGTGAAGTACCTACAGCCGTAACTGTCAAAGACCACTATCCAAATTACAAAGTCCTTGATGTACAAGACAGCATCGAGTATCTACTTGACACGATGGTTGATTTCCGTCGTCGAATGCTTACTCGTCAAGGTCTGGAATCTGCAATTGAGCAGTTACAAGAAAATGACCATGATGCTGCACTTCTTGCAATGGAACGTACTATCACGAAGGTCAACGAGCAAGGTGTATTAGGTACTCATGAAATTGATTTAACTAAGAACACAGAACAACGTTATAAAGAATATAAATCTTTACAGAACGCAGAGTTTTTAGGAATACCAACTGGATTTGCAAAGATTGATGAGGCAACTGCAGGATTACAGGGCGGACAACTAGTAACAATCATTGCTCCACCAAAAACAGGTAAGTCACAGATTGCTTTGAAGATGGCAATCAATATCCATTTGCAAGGAAAATCTCCAATGTTTCAATCATTTGAGATGAACAATCACGAACAACAGCAACGTCACGATGCAATGCGTTCAAACATTTCTCACGGCCGTCTTCGTAGAGGTAAGTTACTTCCAGCAGAAGAGAGCCGTTACATCGATGTCCTTAACAAAATGGAAACAGAACACTCTTTTCATTTAGTTGACGCAGTAAACGGAATTACAGTATCTGCTTTGGCTGCAAAGATTGAGCAGACAAAACCAGATATTGTTTTTGTGGACGGCGTATACCTCATGCTTGACGAAGTAAGCGGAGAGATGAATACACCGCAAGCCATCACGAACATTACTCGTGGCATGAAGCGTTTAGCGCAGAGAATCAACAA